TCTTTGTAAAAGACAAGTGGTTGTAAGAAACGGGAAACTCGTAAAGTGCATTAACCTGTTGACTCAAGATGGTGAAACGAGAGTTTGAGTCAACTACTAAACTACAAAATTAAAATAGTCAAGTGGCGGAATTGGTAGACGCTGGGAGATAATACTCAAAACTCCTTGATATAAGGTGAATATCACACTTATATTGTATAGGTTCAAATCCTTTCTTGACTACATATTGCGAGCGGACAGGTTGGTATCTGGGGGGGTCTCATAAGCCTCATAAATCTGGTTCGATTCCAGAGCGGCGCAACAATATGCTGACGTACCGGTGGATGCTTATATCATCTATGCCCGTAGAGGAAAGTTTTAAACGTTGGTTCGAGTCCAACCGTCAGTACAATAAGCGGGTGTCGTATAATGGCTATTACTCCAGACTTCCAATCTGGCGACGAGGTTTCGACTACCTCCACCCGCTCAAATTTGGGCCTGATGCCGACGGCAGGTCAACTGATTTGCAATCAGATTGTTTGGGTTCGATTCCCACAGTGTCCACAATATGACCTCATAGTAAGTTATGGTTCGCGACTATAATTACGAGTGGGTAAATGATGGTAGTTTGGTTCCAGACCCGTAATACTAGTTTAGGGAAAAATGTGGAAGCATTCAACATGTAGTTTACAAGGTGGGTTCGATTCCCACTGGGGTTACAAAAAAAATAAACAATAAAAACGAATGAATGATGAGAGAAGTTTTATCAGGAACTTGCGAATCAGGAAGAGTTAAATTTATTAAACCTTACAAAGATACTGATTGGTTGGAGAACCTAAAAAAAACGCTTAAAAGAACAAAGTACAAGTTCAGTGTGGGGAGCGGATCCCACAAAAAAGTTTAAAAAAGATTTGGTCTCGGCGCATAACGGTTGGTGTACCGCCCTGTCACGGCGGCAAGTAGGAAACGAAAAAGAGGGTTCGACTCCCTTCGAGACCGCCAAAAAATGTTCCGGTAGTGAAATGGCGATCACGAGGCACTTTCTATGCCTAGTTCGGAGTTCGATCCTCCGTCGGAATACTAACTTAATCCTTTATGGTATGCTTTTATCCACTTTCTAATTGTATTTTCGGATACATTATAAAGTTTTCCGGTTTTAGGAAACCCCATTTTTTTAGTTTGATCTAATAAAACTGATAATGGGGGTCTTTCTACCTTTCGTTGTTTAAATTTGGATAAAATTTCTAACTCAGTAAAACCAAATTCATTTCTTTCCTTTTTTTGATATTTTTTTGGTTTAACAACTAATCCGATTCGGTGATTATTAATTTTTGGTTTGTCTTTTAATATTGAAATAATTTCATTAAAAACATTTTCAATATTTGTTTTTATTTCTTTCTCTGAAATTCTTACAACCAACCAACCCAAATCATTTAAGAGTTTATCTTTTTTATCGTCACTTTCTTTTCTTTCTGGTAAAAGATGTTGTGATCCATCAATTTCAACCGCAACCATTTCATTTAAGAAGGCAAAATCAACAAAATAAGGAAAAACCGAATATTCTCTAACTATTGAATATTTTTTATCTAAACCATTTTTTTCAATATATTCAACACACAATTTTTCAGGGTAAGAGACATTTGATAACCTCCAAGCTGTTTTTTCTGGGTTATTTTTCATAAACTCCAATCTTTTCTCTCTCATTATTTTTTTACTTTCTTCTGTGTGTTTAAATTTTTCTGGATATTTTTTATGTGCTAGTTTATTTGCGTCAGATGATGACCTAACATTATCACCTAATATAATTTTTATATCATCAGATTGGACTTTAAATTTTTTTCTTAAATCCATCACACTGAAAGAATCGTCAACATATAACCTAATGATTTCATCTTTTATTTGTGATAATTTTTCACATTTTTTAATGTGTTGATTAAAGTTACCAAAATTATCTAACTTACGATTACAAATTTTACATTCAAACATAATACCTCCTTTATATATAAATATCACGAACCCACAAAAAAGTCATACAAACTAACCTAAAAATTAATTTTTTTTTAAAAAACATTTGGTAGATTGAAATAGATTATATATCTTTGTAAAACAAATAAGGAAAAACGTTCTTTGAAAATATTAAAGTGTTTAACGGCAGGTTTTGATATAAGTGTTAGAGAGGATAAAAATCTATGAAACTTATAAGACAATTAGGAAGAGTAATCTTTACGTTGGGATCTAAAAGTGGAGATAATAAAGTATCTATAACCGTTAAACCTTTTAAAATATTGATAGTGGACGCCTCTACTTATGTTGTCGACGAACTAGGTAGGCTAAGGATAGTCATCACCCTTCTGCCGGTGCACCCTAAAACTCGGGCAAGCAGTTAAGATTGGAGCGAGACCGGGTACTCCATCACTATCAACAATATTTAGTTAGGTGGCGGAATTGGTAACGCAACGCGGTATGGTAATACAGAGGGTGATGGTGTAAATCCCATCAGCGTGGAGTGACCTCTCTCCATATAGGTTCAAATCCTGTCCTGACTACAAACACGTAAACCTAAGTACCTGTACAGCGGTGAGTAACGGGCTAAGTTAGATACAATTCCTCGGAGCTGGGAGTAGAATGCTTAGGAGCGTGTTTTTAAAAAAAATTAAAACTATGACACCATTATTGTTAATGTTATTTATTTTTCTTATGTTTATTTTACGTAAGAAAAGACGTTAAGTTAGGAGTATAAAAGGCATCGGTGCTAATTCCATCTGTTAAAGATGGTTACTCATTGTGGGTTCGAATCCCACCCTAACTTCTAAAAACGTTGGTTTAAAATCGGTGAATAATAATCTATAACATAGTTCTATTCATCTATCGTATTGGAACGTATTTTGTATTTGTATTTATTAAAAAACATATATCATGGAAGTAATTGTAGCCTGTTTAGTACCCATAGCAATCTTAGGAATTGTTGTCGTTTCTTACCTTACACACAAAGAAGATAATATTTAAATTGATATTTTTTCATATCTTTTTGTATTTATATAAAAACAAATAAACGTTAAATACAAAAAAAAATGAAGTTAACGAAAGAACAAGTTTTAGGAATTGTTAGACACACATTAACATTTGTTGGTGGTATCGTTGTAATGAAAGGATGGATTGATGAAAGTACTGTTACTGAAATTATCGGTGGTGCAATGACTTTAGCAGGTGCTATTTGGTCTGTAATTACTAAAAAATAATTTATTTAAAATTATTAACCCCATCTTTTTAGGTGGGGTTTTAACTATTTAAAATACTAAAAAAAATGTCAACAAAAAGAAGATACATACAAGAAGCAAATTTAATATCCGAACAAAGGTATATTAATAATAAATTTTTAATGGAAACCGAGGATCCAAAAACACCTCCGACGACACAAACAACAGACCAACCCGTTAGTTTACAAACATTAATGACATCAAATCAAATTGATCTTACAGATACATCAAAAAATCAACAAGTTCTAAATTCAATAATGGCAAACCCAAACTATGTTGCAAAAATACCTGATATAAATGTTCTTAAACAAAAAGTAAATACTGCCGAATTTTTACCAGAACTTTCAAAACATATTGAATTGTCCTTTAAACCAGAAAAAGATAAAATTGACAACCAAACAATTAAAGGTTGGGAATTTGGAGTTGGGAACGATAAATTCCACGCTGATATTGTTTTTGATAAAAAAACAGGAGCACCTGAAGAATTGGGTGTTGGTACTCATGCACATATAGGAAATAAAAATATTGGATTAAGTATGGGTATGAAAATGCCACATCAATCTCACGATAGTCATTCTGTAAATACCGGATATTTCAACCAAGGAGGTCAACTTAAAGCTGGTGTTACAATTCCTATTGGTAATAGTGGTGGACATCACAAAAAATCTCATGGAGCAATGTTGTAAGTTATTGATTTTTTCAGTAACTTAGCAATATGAATATATTTTTTCTTGATTTTGATACAAAAAAATGTGCACAGTATCATTGTGATAAACACGTTGTAAAAATGATCCTTGAGACAGCCCAACTTCTTTGTGGTGTTCATTGGGTTATTGGAACTGAAGCCCCTTATAAATTATCACACAAAAACCATCCTTGTGCTATCTGGACAAGGGAATCCCTTTCAAATTACCTTTATCTATGTGATCTTGGTTTGGAATTGTGTAAAGAATATACATACCGTTATGGTAAAAGGCATAAATCCCAAGATATTATAGAATGGTGTTTAGTGAATAAACCAAATATTCACGATGTTGATTTTACTTGCCCGCCACTTGCCATGGGTGATGAATTTAAAATTGGTAATGATGTTATAGAATCTTATAGAAACTATTACAGAGAAGCAAAAAAATCATTTGCTAATTGGAAAAATAGGGGTATTCCTGATTGGTTTAATAAAACCACAGTATTTATATAGAAAAACTGTATGGGTTATATTCCTGGAAAAAAAAATGAACTTATGGAAATTGATAGACTTTATGAGTCTATTTCATCTTTTAGTTTTAAAAAAAACATACTTAAAGAAGGGACTTTAGATATTACAGATATTTCTGGAACATCAACTTTTAAATCAAAAAAATTACCAAACGATAAATATTTTATTGTTCATCACACAGCTGGTAGAGGTAAGGCTTCCGATGTTATAAATATATTAAATTCTAGAGGTTTAGGTATTCATTGGATTATTGATAGAGAAGGTAAATTGTATAAAGGTTTACCATCTGGTACTAAAGGTGCTCACGTTAAATCGCTTTATCCTTCAGTACCAAAAGATCTTAGCAATAGTTCATCGCAAGGGGTTGAAATAATTGCAAGCGACGATACCGACATTTTAATTCCTCAATGTAAAACGGCTTTAAAATTAGTGAAATCATTAGGTTATTCACTATCAAATGTATACGGTCATGGTGAGGTGTCATCAAATAAGATGAAAGAAGAAGGTAAAACCTGTAAGGCTTATATGACTAAATATTGGGACGCACCAGAAAGTAGTTTACCAGATTCTGACCCAACACTAGGTAAAGGGGGTGAAACAAAAAAACCTGAAGATAAGAAACCAGAAGATAAGAAACCAGAAGAAAAAAAACCTGAAGAAAAGAAGTCAGAAGAAAAGTCAAAACCAGTTGCTACTGATTTTTGTCAGTGTTTGAGAAACGAAAAAAACACAACAGGACAGTTTAAATTTTTAGAAGCTGGAAAAAAATGTGATTCATCTAAAAGCGATGAACAAATTTTAACTTTAGCAAAAACTTGTTTAGAAAGTGAAGAACAAAAAAATAAAAAAACCGGAATGAACATACTTGGTTGGTTATTGAGAGAAGAAAAGTTTTCAAAAAACACAGAAAGAATTAATCAAATAATTAAAAAAGTTTTATAATTTTCTTGATACAATCAAATATTTAATATATGTTTGTAATGTATTTAAAAACAAACAAAATGACAGAACAAGAAACACAAGTAAATGAGGTTGAAATCTACGGATATACCAACAATGATGGACAAAAGGTTTTTACACCAAATTTAGAGTTTGCCCACATTATGGCAACAAAATACGGTACAAAACATGTCTTTATAGAAAAAAAATAAAAAAAGTTCACAAAGTACTTGACAAATCAAAATAAAAGTCTTAACTTTGTAAAACAATTCGGAAATGACCGAAAACGTTCTTTGAAAATTTAGATTATCCGTTCAGGAGTAGATTAAAATCTTAGGATTTAAAACCGAAACTGATAAAGATATTGGGCCGTGTATAGTCCATAAAATAAACTGGGAAACCAGGATAAAGTGAATTAATAGTGTTAATTGGTTTGCGGTTTGGGTAACTGAACTTGAGTACACAAGCGGGATACCGTTTAATCTTTAGTACCGAGGGCAACGCTGTAGGGAAAGTGGTTAGGTGATTGGGCGATGTGGGTCGTCTGATTGAGGTGGGAACACCAATAGGAATAACTCGTAGGAATATTGCAAAAAATAAGATTATCCGATTTTATTATTGCGTGTTCCATTATGATAGGATACTTAAAACCGAAAGGTATGTTAACGTACAGGTGGTGCTGTTATTAACCTTGACCGTCCCCTACCAAGGGTTCGATCACGAAGTAGTCTAGAAATATGGAGATGGGGACATTTCACAGAGTAGTTAAGTATCGGCTCGTTCAAAAGATGAGTTGGCTTGGTTGGCAGACCACTACTTTGATAATCCACAACACAACATTTATTACATATGGATGTAAAACCTAAAATAATAATGGAAAAGTGTCTGTCAGGTTTGGATGAAAGGTGACTACATAGTAATGAGCCGTTCATTGCACACAAGGATCCCAAGTCTGAGTGTAATTATCCGAAAAACCTTTAGTCCCGCAAGGACGAACTGGGGAGGCATCCTCGGAAAGAGTCAAGTAAGATGAGAGTAATTCAAACCTAAAGGAGTGGTAAACCTAAAAGACCGTCACTGAGAAATACTTTCCAAAAGAAAGTGGATACGAAGGGAAACAATAATCCTTCCAAAGGTTCTCAAACACAGGTGTAATCTCAACCTTTTTTTTTCTTTACTTTTTACTTTATAAATTTTTTTAGTATATATATAATAAATAAACCTTAATTTCTCTTTTAAAAATGAAAAAATTATTTTTGATTTCTTTGACACTTTTAACCACAATTTCTCTAATGACATCTTGCGGTGAAAAATCAGCAACAGAAAACGCAACACCTAATGCTACTGAATGTGCTACTGATAGCGCAACAACAAATGCAACAGAAACCGTAAAAGATTCTACATCTGTTAAATAATTTAAAGATTTGAATTTTTTAAAAACCTCACTTTTTTTGTGGGGTTTTTTTATTTTTTATAAAATTCTAATATTTATTAATAAAATTATTTTGACTAATAAAAATTTACTAATAGAGGATTTGAAAAGAATTGGGTTCATGATGAATTACGAGCCTGGAAAACTTGTTACTGAAAATGAAAAAACAAGTAAAAATGTTATTGTTGAAAACAAAATAGAAACTTTATTCACACCTAAAACAAGTAATGATGTTATTTCAGAAACGACACTTAAAAAAGCCTTCAAAGAAGTTTGGGAATCAAGACAGAATTTAATTTCTGAACAATGGGCAAGACTTACTGATCAAATTGGGTATTGGAAAATTTTATTTGAGAACTTAAAAAAATCTGGTATAGGTGTTAAATGGGAAGTTGCAAATGATCCAGTAAAATCAACTTTCATGTATTGGGGCCCTTGGGTTATTAATAAGGATGTAAATAAAAATGGTGGATGGCCAATTACTTTTACTGGTGCCGATAAAAAACTATGGTTATTTAAATTTAAAGGAGGAAAGTACGCGGGACAATCAGCGGATACTACGATTATTGAATCAAAATTCATTAACGCAACTTTTAATTTAGCTCAATGGGGTAAACTTACCGGAGCCGCAGGTGGTTCACAATTTGCTAATCTAATGAAAACTAAACCTAAATCTACAACGAATCCCGCTGCTGGTTGTTTTACAACTGATGACCCAAAAAAACCAATATCAATGAGTCAAGTACCAGCAGTTGCCGCACAAATATTTAAAGATCTATCAACCGCGTTTGATGGTGCTGGAACTTTTGAAGCAGAAGCTGTTACGGCATATAAAAAAATAACTTGTAAACCAATCCTTGATGCTGTAAACGCTAAGGTTGCCGCGAGAGGTATGAAATCAGGTACATTTGGCACTGGTTCACCAATTAATAATGTTGGTGATTGGGCAAAAGATGAAATGAGTGATTATGATTATGATCAATTTAGAACAATTTGGGCTGGACTACAAAAATTAGGATATAAGGCACCTCCGGTTAATCAAACGATGAGAGCGGCTGGTGTTGTTGGTGATGTGACGGGTATAAATGCCCTTGAAAAGGGTGCTGAGGGTATACAACAAATATTTACAGATCCACTTACCGGATTTGAAAAGATAATTGATGCTGTTAGATCATTTTTAGGTGGAGTGGTCGGAGGAGTAATAACAACAATATTAGATTTTACTGGTATTGGAAAAGTGGTTACCACAATTGGTTGGGGAATATTATTATTAGGAGATATAATTACCTCAAGTGTTAGGGGTGTTGTAAAATGGGCAGAAATAATACTTGATATTATAACCATTTGTACGACTGGATCTTTTGGGGCTGTTGTTGGTAAAGTTTTGAAACCTTTTTTTGGTGCTGGAAGTTCCCTTGCAACTTTAGTGACGAAATTATCAAAATATACTTGGTTTACAAGTATAGTTAAAGCATTACAAACTGGAATTTCTAAAGTAACTGGTATGTTAGGTAAAGCAATAAAATGGATAATGTCAACTTCTTGGTGGAAAAAACTGGCAGGTACTTCAATAGGTAAATTTATTGGTAGTGCAATGAGTAAGGCGACAATGTTTTTTGATGATATGACAAAAGCAATGGTTACTAAAGGTGGTGCGGGTTCACAAGCGGCCACCACACAAGTAAAAGATAAAATAATTAAAAGAAGTCAAGAAAAAATTAAAACTCAATTAACAACTGATGCTGCCGAAGATTTAGCATGGGCAGGAGGTACTGAGTTAGCTGGAGATGCTGGTGGTGAACGAGCTAAATCCGCGGTTAACTTAACTAGGGCGGGTTCAAAACTTGAAAAAGACCTTGCTGATTTAAGTAAAGGTAAAAAACAAATTTTTACAGGTACTGATCCTAATCAAGCAAAAACATTAGCAAAACAAACCGGAGCATTAACTAAAGACACTATTAAAACAGTTAAGACAGGTTCTGGAGTTGTTGCAGGAGAAGAGGAACCAGAAAATAAAACAAAAAAACCTGTAACATCAACACTAACTCCAGGACAAATTAAAGCATAAAAAAACCCCACCATTAAGATGAGGTTTTAATTGGTGGAGGTGGAGGGACTCGAACCCTCGTCCATAATATCCTGTCAGATAAGGACTACATGTTTAGGTTGGTATTTTCTAATACCCCAAAATAGTTGATCTGTTCTTCACCATCGTAAATCAACAACCAATGGTCCCGAATCGGATTTAGAGAGCCATCCGGTGTGCTCTATCAAGCTACGACTTCTGTTGCTAGGTTTATATGTCTGCCGACCCCCCGTTTCCGTATCTAATTAAGCTACAGTAACTTCAGAACCTCTTAGTAAACCAAGAGTTTCCATTTTGTTTAGCACATTGCCAGTTGTTTTTCTGAATCAGTTTTTAAAGAGATTAATTCAGTCCCTACATGCCCTTATTCTTCAGCCGATACCTGTCAAATCCAAAAACACCCCCATATTATCAAAGAACTATATATAAATACAAATATAATTATATTTATCTAATATGGCAAGTGAAACCTATGAATTTTTTAAAGATTTAGCAAATGGTAAAGAAATCAATAGATGGTCTTATCCGGATAAGTTAATATATGATGTTCGTCATACCAGAGGATCAAATTCAATTAAAGTTGTAATTACTTTTGATGATGACGATGATTTTTTAGATGTACTAGGTATTGAAGAGGATGATGAGGATCGTTATACATTTAAAAGATTTATGAGTAGTTATTATCGTGACGATTGGGATAGATATAGGTACGATGATGACTGGAGTGAAGGATATACGTTACAAAATTTTAATATTGAAAATAAAGAATTTGTAAATGAGATATTAAAATACACAAACCCAACTTTAAGGGTTATTGAAGGTGATTATGGTAATTTATCTAAAATATCAAGATTTTTAGAAACTAGATTTAAAGATGTAATTGATGAATTAATTTATGATAGTGCCGAACAAAGAGAGGAATGTATTTATGATGGTGCAAAACAGGTAATAATGAAAGAAACTGATAACCCGTTTAAAAGGTTTGGGATAGTTCAAAAAAGTCACGCTTATAGATTTGAGACAACCGTTAATGTTATTTTAAAATTATATCGTTTATTAAACGCTGAAGATGAAGATCTTAAAGGACTTCTAACAAAATTACATGAAAAATACCCACAAGTAAGTTATATTGGTGATTGGGAGAATCTTCAATATGAAGCTTGGTGTGATAATTTTGATGAAGAACTAGAACAAGAAAACTTTAAAAAACATTTAGAAAAAATACTTGATGAAATTCGTGATAATTTTGATGAATATGATAGTGAAGAATATAATAAATTATATGATAAAGTTCACGAACTTGGTGGGTTTGGTAAATGGATTAAAATTAATGAAAAGGGTCTTACTATACACTTTAAATCTTTGGACGAAAAAACAAACATGCTAAGTATGGTAGTTCAAAAATTAGGATCTCCTATGCAGTCAAGGTCTGTTAATAACCTTGAAGATTTAAATTTAACATTATATCATCCGGAATTATTTGAAAGTGTTAAAAAAACTTTAAGAAAATTTTTATAATCCAGATTTAATTTCTATATTTGTTTTATGGAAAGAAATTTTGAATTATTAAAGGATGTATTATCAGTCCCAACAAAAACGTATCAAGAACATTTAATGGTTGAATTTATAAGTAATTGGTTGACTGAAAATAATATTCCACACTACATTGATCAATTTAACAATGTTTACGCTACAAAACAAACTGATGGTGATATTTCCCATTTTCCTTGTGTTGTTGCTCACACCGATACTGTTCATAATATTGATACAATAAACGTTGTTGAGGAAATGTTACCAAATGCTCAGAAAGAAATAAAATTAGCATTAAAAGCATATAACGATGAAGGAAACCCAACCGGTATTGGTGGTGACGATAAATGTGGTGTGTATGGTTGTCTTGAATTACTAAAAGAATTACCTAATCTAAAAGCTGCGTTTTTTGTGGCCGAAGAAACCGGATGTAAAGGATCATCTAATGCCGATCCAAAATTCTTTAAAAACATCGGATATGTAATCCAATTTGACGCACCAGAAAATAATATGATTTCAGAGTTTTTGATGAATAAACCAATGTTTAAAAGAGATTCAGAATTTTTTAATGTTGGTGGTCGTTTAATTACAGAGCACTTTCCAGGCGATACCAAATACCATAGACACCCTTACACGGACATCTTTCCGTTAAACCAAAATTTTGGTCTATCTTGTTTTAACATTTCAATTGGTTATTACAACTACCACACAAAAAATGAATATGTTGTTGTTGAGGACACATATAATGGTATAAAAGTTGGTAAGTTAATGATAGAGGAATTAGGTTACACTAAACATTAACAAAAAAGGAGGGTTTTTAATCCTCCTTTTTCTTTCTTCCTTTTTTCTTTGGTTCTAAAACAACCCTTTCTTCTAATTCTATGACTTGTTCATCACCCTCTGCTTTAACAAACAACATATATTGTTTATCTTCAACAACTTCATTTGTTAATATTTTTTCTGAAATAAGATCTTCTATTTTATCCTGGATTGCTCGTTTAATTGGTCTTGCCCCAAACAATTCGTCAAACCCAACCTTTGCAATTTTTTCAATTACCGATTGTTCATATGTGAAATTATATTTCATTGATGTTAATCTACCAATTAATTTATCAATTTCAAGTTTAACAATCTTATCAACATGTTCTTTTTTCAAAGAATTAAAGATTACAATATCGTCAATTCTATTTAAAAATTCTGGAGCAAAAAACTTACTTAATTCTTTTTTCAAGACATCTCTTTTGTATTCCTCCTGGACCGCATCACTATTGTTGTTTGTTTTAAACCCAACACCACTTCCAAAATCTTGAACTTTTCTAACACCAATATTTGATGTCATAATAATTAAACAATTTTTAAAATTGATCTTTCTACCTAACCCATCTGTCATATGTCCATCATCTAACATTTGAAGTAAAGTTCCAAAAATTTCTTTATTTGCCTTTTCTACCTCATCAAATAAAATCACTGAATATGGTTTATTTTTTACTTGTTCTGTCAATTGTCCACCCTCTTCGTGACCAACATATCCCGGAGGAGAACCTATTAGTCTTGATATGGTGTGTTTTTCCTGATATTCGGACATATCAACACGAATCAAACTATCTTCACTACCAAAAATTTCTTTTGCCAGTTTTTTAGCTAAAAACGTCTTACCAACACCGGTTGACCCAAGGAATATAAATGAACCTATTGGTCTATTTGGATCTTTAATACCGACCCTATTCCTTCTAATTGACTTTGATATTTTTTTAACGGCTTCTTCTTGACCAATAACGTTAGCATTTAGAGTGTCTTCTAAATTAACAAGTGAGTTTTTTTCATCCACATTAATTTTACTTACTGGTATCTTTGTCATGTTTGAGACAACCTCGTAAATTAACTCTTCTGGAATACCTCTTTTACTAGTTTTTAACTCTTCCTCAAATTTCTTTTTTTCATCCTCAAGGTTAGTTAAAATATTTTTTTCACGGTCTCTTAATTCAGCAGCCATTTCATATTTTTGTTTTTTAATAACATCAGCTTTTTCCTTTTTGATGTCTTGAGCTTCCTGTTTTAATTTTTCAATATGTTCCGGAAGTTTAATATCAATTTGCATCCTTGACCCAACTTCATCTAAAATATCAAATGCTTTATCTGGAAATTCTCTATCTGTAATATACCGGTCAGCTAATTCGACACATAACCAAAGAGCTTCATCGGTGTAATTAACCTTGTGATGATCTTCATATTTTTCTTTACTTAATTTAAGAATCTCAAATGTTTCTTGTTTTGTTGACGGATCAACAATAATTTTTTGGAATCTTCTTTCTAGAGCACCATCTTTCTCAAAGTGTTTTCTATATTCGTCAAGAGTTGTAGCACCAATACACTGAATTTCACCTCTTGATAATGCCGGTTTGAATATGTTTGACGCATCAAGTGAACCCGAACTATTGCCAGCACCAACCATTGTATGAATTTCATCAATAAAAATTATAATATTTGGGTTATTTTGTAACTCCTCAATTATAACTTTCATTCTTTCTTCAAATTGTCCTCTATATTTTGTTCCAGCAACAATTGAATTAATGTCTAATGATACAATTCTTTTATCTGATAAATTTTTAGGGCATTCACCGCTATGAATCATCATTGCAAGACCCTCAACTATTGCCGTTTTTCCAGCACCTGGTTCACCAATAATGATTGGGTTATTTTTCTTTCTTCTTGATAGGACTTGAGCAATTCTTAAAATTTCTTTTTCCCTACCAATTACAGGATCTAATTTTCCTAATTGAGCTTGTTTGATTAAATCTTTACTGAAGTTATCTAAAACAGGTGTTCCACCATCAGTTTTCTTTTTGTTTTTGTCGTTGTCATCTACAAATTCTATTGCCATAATAAATGTTTTATTTAATTTTAAATATAATCTTCTGTGTTGTCAATATTTGACTTTTTGTCAGTTACTTAAAAAAACACTGACAATTTGTCATGTTTTTTGTTTTGGTGCGGATTTAGTCAAAACCGGGACAAAATAAACTTATAAAAAAAAATAAAATTATGTTTAACTGGAATGAATTTGATAAAATTTTTAATGAAATGTTTTCATTTAGAAGTGGTATTAACTTAAATGATACTAATTTTGAAAAGAAAACTTACAAATCAGAAGATGGCTCAATTACATTTACTTACATCACAAATACTAAAGGTGATCTAAATAAATCTGATGAGTTATATCTTTTAAAACAAAAACTTAATATGGCTGTTGAGGAACAAAATTTTGAGGAAGCTGTGGAGTTAAGAGACAAAATTAAAAACCTTGAAAAAAACAAAGAAAAAATAAGTGGTCTGAAGAAAGAACTGGATGAATGTATAAAAACTCAGAACTTTGAAAGGGCAATAGAATTACGAGACGAACTTAACTCCCTAAAATAAAATAACCCCCATTAAGGGGGTTTTTTATTCTATAACCATTACGGTTACTAATTTAAATTTGACTTTATACTCAGTATAGATAAACAAACCAATTTTAGTTGCCCTAACATTTAACATAGTTTCATTATGACCAGTTGATGTTCTCCAAGAATCAAAAATTATTTGTGGTTGTTTATTGAAGTATTCGACATTACAGATAAACGTACCATAAGTAAAAAGTCCATAAATGTTTTCACCAATAATATCTGTTCCTGTAAAATCTGAGTGAATAAGTGTGTTTTTATCACACAAAGATTTACCCCAATTTTTAGAATAATTAATTAAATTAGTATCTACAGAAAATTTACTTAATTTATTTTTAATTCTATATTGGTTTATAATATTGACCAATGAATTACTCAAACTATCAAAATTAACTTTGTTATATTCTGATTTGTTTCTTTTAATAAACATTTCATCTAAATCATCATGTTTTGTTTGAGTAAAACAAATTGCGGAAATAAAAATTGTGAAAATTGTGACTAAAGATTTCATATTAAATATTTTAAAATTATAATACAAATATAACACTTTTTTTTATTGTGATATTTATTTAAAAGAAAATTTAAAAGAAAATTTAAAAAAAATGAAAAAAAATATTTTAGAAGAAATAAATAGAATGAAATTCTATTTTGATTATACACCTGGTAAGGTAATATCTGAACAAAAAAATAGATGGTTAATTCAAGAACAAGTATTAAAATATACAGATTGGACTGAAGGCGGTAAAAAACAATGGGAAAACGCAAATATTAAAAATATAATTGCATATATACAAGAAAGGGATAGTGATGAAAAATTTTCACAATCACCAATATATCTTGGTATGCTACAATGGTTTGAAGAAAACGATTCTCCAGAAACCAGACAATCCTTAAAAAATTGGCTTGGTGATGATTTAACTTTTGGTCTTGATAATTCACCAGAAAATACAGTAAATCAACTTATGAAAACTTCTGGTTTAAAAGGTGTTGATAAGACAAAAATTTTGGCAAACAATAAAACTAAAAAAACATCAGCAACACAAAAACCAGAAGATAGTATAAAACAAAAACAAGCTTTAGGTGCAATACTAAAAGTTAAAAACAAACTTGCAACATCACCATCAAATGAAATTTATGTGAATATTAAAAAGGAAGTTGATAGATTAAATACAGAACTTACAGCATTTAATTCAAAAAATGTTTTTATCCCAACTGAATCTAGTAGTGAAATTATAAACTTAATGAATTACATTTTTAGTGCTCTTGATTCCAAAGGAACGTTTAATACTTCTTATGGGAATGATAATTACGACCCAATGACCGGTGATGAATTAATCCAAACTTTAAAAGATGTTGATGTAAGATATTCCGCAGAAAACGATAGTCGTGTTCAACTTAGCACAGAACAAACATCACCATATAAAGAAAGTGTAATAGCTCAATTAACAATCCAAGCCAGTGAACAATTAAAAAATAAAGCATTTTTAGATGGTTTTTTTAGAGGTATTAATCCAACACCTCAAAGTATGATTGTTAAGGCTAAGGATATTAGAATTGAAACTGAAAATATTTCAGTACTTTCACAATACCAAAATGAAAAGAAAAAAGAAAATAATACCGGGGTTCAATTAATAACAACAACATATAGTTGGCCACCAGATAATATCGGTGTTGAGCAAAGAGATGAGATCTCAAGAAACTTTTTTGGTGACGATGGTGTAACTATAACTGACGAAACTAAAGGTGAACTTAGAAAAAAAGTAAATGAAGCTGTTGCTGAATATAAACGAATTATGAAAGAATCAAACAACACAGCAACACCTAAAGGTTTATATTTAAATTTTTATTCATCAACAAGTAAAGTAAGAACTACTTATTCGGATAAAAAAGGAAATTATGATGAAACAAATAATATTCCACTTTCTCGTGATAGGATTGAAGCTATGAAAACCTTTTTAAATGAAATTTTAGATGAGTCTGAATTGTCTGGGTTTGATAGAACTGTTGTATTAGAATTATCAGATCCAAATGTAGGACCAGGATGGAACAATACAGAAAGTACATTCTTAGATGGTACCCCAATGGACTTTAAAACAGCTTATGCTAACGCTCCATTGTATTTGAAAGCTCGTGCTCGTAATCCAAAATTAACACCAAGAGAGTTTTATGGTAATAGAGATGAGGTTGCAGTAAGAAAAGCTACTCAGTTAGCCGGTACTCAAATTGGGACTCAAGCTTTAAATGATGAATATGAACAACTATATTCGCGATTTAGACACGCAACTTGTGGTTTTAACATGGCAATGGAAGCTCCAAAAACTATTGCAGATACCGGAAAAGATGTTGATTTTATTGTTTCAACTTCTGGGGGTCTTGGGGTTATAATTGTTTGGACAAGTATTGAGTGGGATTTAGATCTTGATATTGGTGGTGGCGATTTTAAAGCTAAAGCAAGAAAATTTTGGGTTAGAGCTGGAAGAGCAGTTAACTTTACTAAATACAAACAACCGGTTAGAAAAATTAATTGTCCTATTTGGAGTAAAAATTAATAAAATTATGGCAGTAACAAGAGAAGAAATTAAAGGAACAAAAATATTGAACGAGATTGAATCTTCAAATATTGTAAAAACAGAATATGATACTTTAACAAAAAAATTAATAGTTGAGTTCAAACATGGTGGGTCATATGTTTATGACGATGTCCCACATCAAATTTACACACAGTTTAGACTTGCACCATCACAAGGTGCTTTCTTTAGTAAAAATATATCTAAAACTTTCAAATACAAGAAAGCTGAGTAAATCAATAAACCATTATATTTATATGTAATGGATAATGCACTTATACAAAGTTTTGAACCAAAAAAAGAATTAAACCCTAAAATTTGGGAAAAGTTTGGTAATTCAGTTAGAATGGAACCAATTGTTAGAAATAGACTTTTGGAAATTGCAAATGAATTTATAGATTTTCTTGGTATAGAGCTTTTAATTTCTGATATAATTATGATTGGTTCTTTAGCAAATTATAATTGGTCAAAATATTCGGATATAGATTTGCACATTGTTATAAACTATTCTCAATTTCCTCCAAATACTAAAGAATTATATATTGAATTTTTTGACTTAAAAAAAATTATATTTAACCAAAGACATAATATAAAAATATTTGGTTATGATGCCGAATGTTTTGTACAAGATGAAAATGAGGTTGCTTTTAGTTCAGGTATTTATTCTGTTTTGTTTGACATGTGGGTAAACGAACCAAAAAATGAAGATGTTAATATTGATAAATCTTTATTAAAAGAAAAAACAAAACAATGGATGAATATAATTGACGGTGTGATTAAAAATATTGATGAGGAAGACATTGAAACATCAAGAAATCTTTTAAAAAAATATAAGTCAAAACTTAAAAAATTTAGAATCTGTGGATTAGAAAAAGATGGAGAGTACTCAATTGAAAATCTTGTGTTTAAAGTCTTAAGAAGAAATGGTTACATCGAAAAATTAATGACAGCATATTCAAAAATTTTGGATGATAGACTATCCATAAAACAATAATTTAACAATTAAATAGATAAAGATATTTATTGTTATATTTATTAATAAAAAATTAATTAAAAAAACAAATAACTATGGGAGGATTAAGACCTATTGGAAGTGAAAAACTTAGCGGAATGGATAAAATCCGTAGAATCATGGAAATTGCAACATATGATGGTAATAAAGGTTCTAACTTAAATGAAGATAAAGAAAATGTATTTTCTGTTAAATTAGCGGATAATATTGACTATGTCATTGTGAAAGAAAAACAAGGATATATAATTAAAGAGTCATTTAATGGTGAAATTAATTATTTAGAAAATATACAAGAAAGAAAATATTATAAATCATATTCTCAAGCATTAAAAAGATTAAATTTGGTTGCAAAGGAGAAAAATACTCTTTATGAGAACAAAAAAGGAACTGCTTTGTTTGAACAGTCTGAAAAAAAAAAGTACTATCTAGACTTAGGTGATAAAAAAAAAGAGGAAACTAAATCAGAAACAACGCCTGCTCCGGAAGCACCAACAACCCCTCCAGTAGCGGGAGCCGCACCAATACCTACGGCACCACTTGAGGAACAAGGAGATCCGGCTTTAGACCCAAATGCACAGGCAGCACCGCCATTGGCAGCACCTACTGACGCGGCTCAGACGTTACCTGGGATGACGCCACCAGAAGGAGATGCTGGAGCTGTACCACCAATGCCAGACGCTGGACTAGAAGGTGGTGAAGGAATGGAGCCAGCTCCAGAAGGAGATCTTGGTATGGAACCAGAAGAAGGTGGTGAAGATAAAAAAGAAGAGATTACATTTAAACTTATCCAAAAACTTACTGGGAAATTAGCACAAAAATTAAGATCTTACGGTGAAGATAAAGAAATGAGTTCAGATAACATTAAGTATGTTATAAACTCAATTATATCAGCAATTGATGTTGAGGCTTTGGATGAAGATGATATTGAAGAGATCATTAATAGACTGGAAGGTGAAGAAGAAGAGGGTGAAGAAGGAATGGAAGATGATATGGGTATGGAATCTGAAGAAGAACCAATGGGTGGTTTGGGCGCAGAACCAGGATTAGAAGGACCTCCACCAGCACCAGAAGGAGCACCGGCTCCGGCACCAGGTGAAATGGCAGAAGGATTTAAAAATTTAAGTGATGCTTTTGTAAATAAATTTAAAGGTGCGTATAGTTCTGTGTTAGCAGATAAAATGATGGAAGGTCAAAGAAGAGACAGAAGAAGAAAAAAACGCAGCTACTCTGAAAATATCGGTGAATCTACTGTTGATAGAATCATTTCAAATTATTTTAATATAAAAGAAGATGAACATATTATAAAAGAAGAAGAAACAAGAAAAGAAATTGAATTTATAAAAAGAAAAAATACATCAGAAATTAAAAGACTTTCAGAATCTTTAAGACAAGAAAGAATGGCTTTAAAATTTATTGAGAAATTCCCTAAAGCAAAACTAATTGGTTCTACAACAAAGAAAAATTTAGTATTCAAACAAGGATTAACTGAAAGAAAAATAACACCAGAAGGACAGGTTCTATGAGTTATTTAATTTATATAAATGGGATGGGACCAAACTATAAAGGTGATAATATCTATGAATTTATATTCTCAGATACAACTGAAGATGTTTGGGGTGAAAACTGGGAATCAAAACCAGCAAATGGTTATCCATCACCACCTGATGTCGAATATATTAAAAAAGTCGGAACACTAAAAAATGAAAAAATAACATTAGATTTGGTTCAAGAATCTGATGTTTTTTCTGTTTTAGACTCTATGGATGGTGTGATTGCAATGGGTTGGGAAAGAGAGTGTGATGAGGTTGATTTCTCAATAACAAAAAGATTGGTATTCAAGTTTGGTGATACTGAACAAGATGTAAAAGATAAACTATACGAACGAGATGTCGTTTTAGAATTTGAAAAAAAAATAGTATATGAAAACTAACAAATATGTAAAAATCCTTTTGGATAATGGTTTGGGTGTAAAAACAATATCTAAATTAAATGAATCACAAATTAAGGTTCTAGTTGAAAAGTTTAACAAACTAGAGACTAAAGAACAATCTACAACACCACAAAATACAACTCCAATAACAAAACCTACGACATCATATTTAGTAAAACCAAATGCTAAAACTATGGTTAATGGTGTTGAGGTTGACACAACCGGTGGTAAAACAGTTGTTACACCTCTAAAAGAAACTGGTGAAACAAATGAAAGATTTAAATCCACCGCACAACAAAGATTTTTCTGGAATAAATGTACCAAAAGTGGTGACAAAAAAAGTAAGTGGTGTAAATTAGCAAATGAGTTCCAACAGGATACCAAAGACAAAGATCTACCTAAAAAATTACACCCAGAAAAAAGTGTAAAAGTAAAAACTGAAGGATATGAAAAATACCTTGAGGATAGTATTGTTGAGATGGTTGATAGATATATCAATCCTGCAATGACAAAATCCCAACTTATAAACACTTTAAATGAAAAAGTTAATAAGTCAGAATCTTTCATGTTGAAAAAACCAAAAAGGAATTCTATGTTTTCACAAGACGAAGGAAAAGAAATGAAAACAATGAAAAGACCAATCGGTAAAATGTTCTCTTTAGGTGAAGACACAAAAGAAAAAGAAAGAACAAAAACAAGAGAAAAAGAAAAAGATAAGGATAGAAAAAATCCTTATGAACCAAAACATAATCCACCCCCAAAAGCTAGTGACACAAAAGAAAAAGAAAGAACAAAAACAAGAGAAAAAGAAAAAGATAAGGAAAGAAAAAATCCTTACGAACCAAAACATAGACCAGCGCCAAAAGCTAAAAATGAATTTAAAGAACAAACAGTAGCACCAACAAAACCTGGAACAAAAGAAAGAACCAAAGAAAAAGATCCAGGTAAGAAAAATCCATTTCAGCCAAAACACAATCCGGCACCAAAAGCAGTAAAAAGATCTTTACCAAATTTCTTAAAATGGGATAAACTTAAGGTTAATTTAAAATAAAAAAATATAATGGGAAATTTAACAAATAGACAAATTGATAATATTGTAAAAAGAGTTTTAAATGAAGCTCCAATTGATTATGAAGGTCCAGAAAGAATGGATCCAAGTATTGAAAGAAAGATTTTAGATAAATCTACACCATACTCAAAACATCCTGCAATGCCAAAGATGAGTAGAGATTTTGTTGAGCTTATTTCATCTAAAAGATTTAACGATACTGTTGGTAAATTAAGATCGGCATTAGAAAGAAGTGTTGGTTCTACCAGACATCTTACAAGTGGTAATCCGTTAATGAATTTAATGATGTTAGTAATGCAGGCATTAAGACAAAGTGGATCAATTGAGTCGAGATATAAAGAAGAACTTGAAACTTTAGCTGTTGAATTAGTTAAAAAAGAAATGGCAATTCCTCCAGGTTCTTTACAATTTGACGCAAAACTTATGGGTATGGGTCAAAGTGAGTCAAACGAAAGAATGAGAAGACAAGCTGAAGAACCATCAAGAGAAGAAATGATGGATGCTTTTAAAAGTGCTCAAGAACATGAAAACGATGTTGAGGCTTTCTTAGATGCTATGGACAACTTTGACAGAGAAAGAGCAAAAAGAAGAATGATTAATGCTCTTATTGGTGGTGCCGCAAAAAAAGGTCAATATATGTATCATATGGTATCACAAAGATTAAACGAAATTGACCCAAATCTTATTGAACTATACGGTATTACAACAGCAATTATTGATCACTTATACTGGTTGTATCCAGAAGAAACACTTGAAGCTATGTCTGGTCAAGGTGGTAGTGAAGTTGGGACTTCTGAGATTGATAACCAAACAGATCCACCAACAGTTAAAGCTAGAGGTGTAAACTTCCCAACATTAGTTCATGAACTTGTTAAAGGTGTTTACGAAGTATTTGGAACTCATGGTTTACCTGACGATCCAAGACAAGCTGAAATGATTATGGGTGCTGAAGATACGGTTCCAGCAGAAGCTTGGGATTTAAAATTAGGTCCGGTGTTCTGGGAATTATTACAAAAATCATATCCTATTGAGATTCTAACTGAAGATGATATGAAACACATCCAACATTATCTATTTATGCGATTAAGTGCTATGCCGGCTGAAGAGTTTTTCCAACTGTTCAAAGAAGTTTTAGAAGAAAAACAATCAGGTAAAGATAAGATACAAAGAATGGTAAATGAAATCGTAAGAGAATTAGAAGAAAATGATGATGAAGAAGAGGATGAAGAAGATGATGACATTTTATCACAACTAGGTATTTAATTTAAATAATATATTGTCCTAAAACCCCCTTTTATGAAAATAACTGGGGGTTTTGATATTTATATTAAAATATCTTTATGGCTTTAACTAAAGAACAAATAATGTTAGAGTATGTAAGGTGCATGAAAGACACTCCATACGCATTAAGAACATACCTACAAACTTATGATAACACCGTATCTAAATACGTACCACTTGAGTTATTTCCGGATCAAGTATCCCTACTAAAAGATTATGAAGAATACGAAGAAAATATCGCATTAAAATACCGTCAGGCTGGGGTATCAACGGTAACTGCTGCTTGGATATCAAAAAGATTAGTATTTGCAAAAAAAGAAAGACCTGAAAAAATATTGATTATTGCCAACAAACTTGATACATCAATGGAGATGGCAAATAAAATTAGAGCATTTGTCGATCAATGGCCTTCATGGGTTGGGACCGGGTTTTCTGCTGATAAAAATTCACAAAGACATTATAAACTTACGAATGGTTGTGAAGTAAAAGCTGTTGCAACATCACGAGATGCCTTAAGGGGTTATACACCAACAATACTTGTTTTTGATGAGGCGGCGTTTATTGAAGCTGACGGTGATTTCTGGGCTGCTTGTATGGCGTCACTATCTACCGGTGGTAAAGTAATTGTTGTGTCAACACCAAACGGATATGACCCAATTTATTATGAAATTTATAACCAGGCAAATAAAGGGATTAATAACTTTAAAATTTCTGAGATGTTTTGGTGGAAAGACCCAAGATATTCAAAAGATCTTTTTTTGGTACCAACTGATGATATGGTTGATTATCTTTTAAACAAAGATGAAAAAGATCATTCTGGAAATGTGTCATTTGCGGATTCAGATCCATACGATAGAGATTATGAAAAAATAAAAGAGTATTTCTCAAAAGGATACAAACCATGTTCTACTTGGTATGAGAAAATGGTTAAAAAACTTAAATACGATAAAAGAAAAATTAATCAGGAACTTAATTGCGAATTTTTAGGTTCTGGTGATAACGTATTTGATTCAAAACAATTAGAGTATATTAAACAAAATACAATAGAAGATGCCCCAACAAAAATGATGGGTAATTCTTTGTGGATGTGGAAAGAACCGGTCCAGGGACACAAATACATTATGGGTGTTGACGTTTCTCGTGGTGATAGTGAAGACTTTTCATCCATTCAAATAATTGATTTTGATGAAAGAGAACAAGTTTTAGAATATGTTGGAAAAATCCCGCCTGATGCTTTAGCTGAAATTGCATATAAGTGGGGGTTAATTTATAATGCGTTTTGTGTTGTTGATATCACCGGTGGTATGGGAATCACTACTGTAAGAAAAATGCAAGAACTTGGATATAAGAGTTTATATATTGATGGTGTTGACTCGATGAATATATGGGCGGTCAATAAAACTTCTGTTGATAAAATACCAGGAATTAATTTTAATAACAAACGTGTACAAATTATTGCAGCATTTGAGGAATATGTAAGACACAAATTTAAAATAAAAAGTGTTAGGTTGTATAATGAAATGAACACTTTTGTTTATGTTAACGGTAGACCAGACCATCAAAAAGGACAACACGATGACCTTATTATGGGAGTGTCAATGGCAATATATGTTGGTGAATCTTCATTTTCTAAATTGGAGAAAGTGACAGAAAAAACAAAAATAATGATTGAATCCTGGACGGTAGCAAATAACGAAGCTGTAGCAAAAGAAGCTTTTTTTAATCCAGTACTACCAAACACAAATGTAAGAAATGATAGATATGGTAGAGACTTTTCTGGACCATCAAAAAATGATTATATTGAGTACGGTTGGTTATTTGGTAAACGATAATATTTATTGTTATGGGTTTAAGTCGTAGAAAAAAATCAGGGAAAAAAATTGGTGGATCTTCACTTATTGTTGTTGGTCAAGACATTTATAGCACAAAAACTTTTAAACCGGACTTCAATAAGAAAAGAAAACCATACGAAGAATTTGCTGAAGCCCCAGTAATCTCACCAACAACAACTACAACCACAACAATTCCAATTCAAACTTGTAATTTGGAAACACAACAATTAAACAATTTGATCACACAAGATTATTTTAATTTGGTTTGGTGCTAAAACATTTAGAAAAAAAAGAAAGTTATTAAATTTTTAAATATGGAACAAAATAATTTAACAATATGGCAGAAGTTATCCAAAACGTTTGGACCCAATTCTCTGTTAAATATGGATGAACCGTCTTATAGACTAGACAAAAAAGTATTACTAAGAACACCTGATAAAGAAGAGTATGAAAGAGAAAAGTTGCAAATGCAACAAAGTCTATACATTCAGGATAACTGGAAAAAAATAGAAAATAACTTATATGCTCAAGCTGTATATTACGAACCAAATAGGATTTCTGCATTCTATGATTATGAATCTATGGAATATACCCCAGAAATCTCAACAGCACTTGATATATACTCTGAAGAATCAACAACACCAAACCAAGATGGTTATGTATTACAAATATATTCTGAATCAAAAAGAGTTAAAGCAATTCTAGCCGATTTATTTAATAAAGTTTTAGATATAAGTATTAATTTACCAATGTGGATTAGAAATACATGTAAATATGGTGATAATTTTGTCTATTTAAAACTAGATCCGGAAAAAGGAATTGTTGGTTGTTTACAATTACCAAATATTGAAATTGAAAGGGTGGAAAGAGGAATGGAAGCAAGAACCATGACAGCTAATATTGGTTCTGATGTTGAATTTAAAAACAAAACTTTGAAGTTTAATTGGAAAACAAAAGATATGGAGTTTAATACTTGGGAGATTGCGCACTTTAGACTACTTGGTGATGATAGAAAACTCCCATATGGAACATCAATGCTTGAGAAAGCAAGAAGGATTTGGAAACAACTTGTGTTATCTGAAGATGCGATGTTAATTTATCGTACATCTAGAGCACCAGAAAGAAGAGTTTTTAAAGTATTTGTTGGAAACATGGATGACAAAGATGTTGAAGCTTATGTACAACGTGTTGCAAATAAATTTAAACGTGATCAGGTTGTCGATAAAAACACTGGTAATGTGGATTTAAGATTTAATCAAATGGCGGTAGATCAAGATTATTTTATTCCAGTTAGGGATGCTGCCGCAGCAATGCCAATTGATACTTTACCAGGTGCGGCAAATTTATCTGAAATTGCCGACATTGAGTACATCCAAAAGAAATTAGTTACGGCACTTAGAATTCCAAAAGCTTATTTAGGCTTTGAGGAACCAGTTGGTGATGGAAAAAACCTTTCACTTTTAGATATTCGTTTTGCAAGAACAATCAATAAAATTCAAAAAGCAGTAATTGCTGAATTAAATAAAATTGCAATTATTCATTTATTTTTACTTGGGTTTGAAGATGAACTTGGGAATTTTACTTTAGGGCTTACAAATCCATCTAAACAGGCGGATTTATTAATGATAGATGTTTGGAAAGAAAAGGTAACTCTTTATAAAGATATGGTTACAGAAATCCCAAACACGATACAACCAACATCAGCAACTTGGGCTAAAAAACACATATTTGGGTTTTCTGATGAAGATATTAAACTTGAAATCCAGCAGATAAGATTAGAAAGAGCTGTGGCCGCTGAAATCGCAAATACAGCAACAGTTATAACACATACCGGATTATTTGATAATGTTGACAAATTATATAAAACCGTATCTGGGGAAACTACAAATGCGGCAGGAGGAACACCACCACCGGCAGGAGGAGGACCTCCACCAGCACCAGCAGGAGGCGAACCGGCACCTATGATGGACGGTGTTGAAAAATCCAACCTAAATATATTACTTGAAAGTGATAATATATTTGGTGATGATTACATAGATCTATCCAAAGGTAGCAATTCTTTAGGTCAGATTGAGAATGAACTTGAAAAATTACTTAATGGTTAATATTTATAATAAAAATTAGTTATGAAATTTGGATTACTTAAATCAAAAATAGAAAAATGTTTGGTAGAATCATACACAAACAATACAATAAAAAGAGATTTATTTGTCTTTGACCAATTAGTTGCAAAAAATAAAAACATAAATAAAATTTATTATTTATACGATGAGTTATCATCAAAAAAAGGTTTAAACGAATCTATAGCTTCTGATTTTGTAAATCAAAGTATTACTATCTATGAAAATACTGTTAACAAAATTTCTAAATCTGATATGGATGATTTAGAATTATGGGTTAGTGATATTAAAACAAAAAATATTTACGAAGATATTGATAATGTTTTTTCTAGTAATCTTTTAACATTAGAAAATAAAATTAAAAGTAAAAATATTTTAATAGAAAATCTAAAGAAAAAAGATGAAAATGTTGACGAACTAAAAAATATTAGTATTAATCAGATGGTTCAGATTGCAAATAAAACCGTAAAAAATTATTTGTCATCACTAAATGAAAATGAAAAAATAAAATTAGAATCAATATTATCAGAGTCGGACGAAAAGTTAACTTTAAAATATGAAATAATTAAAGAAGATGTTATTGACAAATTAAATGATTTAAAATCTAAAGAAACTGACAATGACGTTAAATTTAAAATAACGGAGACAATAACAAAAGTTAAAAACGAAAAGTACGATAAATTAAATTATTTTAAACTACAAGAATTAAATAAAAATATTTAACTATTTGATTGTAATTTTTGTCTATAGATTGCTTTGTTTAACAAATCTCTCCTCTCAACTGATTTTTTTGTAAATTCCTTTCTATAATTGAGATGTGAATTTTGACGAGTTTTTATAACTTTACTCTTTAGCTCTTTAAGAGCTCTCTCTATGTCATTTTTTTTTACTTGGACTATTAACATAATTTATTTAAAATGTTTATTATATTGATATATATCACAAAATTAAGTATTTTTTTTAAAAATAAACCAAAGTCACATGGAAAAAAATTATGAAGAAAGGAAAAACCACCAAAATAAATGGTTTCAGAACATCTAAAGTACATTACGGTACAGTAGATTCAAAAGAATTTAAATCACTATATTTAAACTTACAGACCTGGGTAGAACCAAAAGAAGATTATGAAAACTGGAATAGAATTGTTTTAAATATGAATAGATCAGTTAAACATTCAGTATTTCAGAGTATAGATAAAAATTTATTTGATGATAAATTTATTGTAGATCTAGACTTAAGAACTAGTGGGTTACACTTAAAAAAGAAATCTTTTATGAATTTAGAAATAAATTTATTTTTAAAACAAGAAATAGACTTTAAATCGACAAAATTAAAAAAATCATTAAAAAATATTATAAAAGAAATATATTCCGATGTATTAACAAAGAATGAATATTTTAAATTTTACTTGACTAAAAATGGAAATACTAAGTTAATAAAAATAAAAACCGAAAAGGAGTAATATTTATAATAAAAATTAAATATGAAAATTTTAGCACCTAACGAAACTGGTAAGGGTATTCTTATTGAATATGATGCGGGATATATAAACCCAAGAGAAAGTGGTAACCATTTTATTATGGAACAAAAAAATTTCTTGGATTACTCAAAACCCTTTGAATTTTATGCGGTTTTACAAAAATATAATACACCTAATAGGAACGGTAGAGTATACCCAGAAAAAATCTTAAAAAGAGAAGCTGATAACTATAAAAAGATGATTGAGAAAGGAACATCTCTATCTGAATTAAATCACCCAGAATCTTCTCTTATTGATCTTGATCGTGTATCACACATAATCACTGAAGTATGGTGGGATGGTCCAGTATTATTGGGTAAATTAAAATTACTTACAAGTCCAGGCTTTCATGAAAGAGGGATTTGTTCAACAAAAGGAGACATTGCCGCAAATTATTTAAGACAAGGTGTTACTTTAGGTATATCTTCTCGTGGTGTTGGGTCACTTAAAAAGGTTGGGGAACAAAATGAAGTACAAGATGATTTTGAACTAATTTGTTTTGACCTTGTTTCATCACCATCAACACCTGGGGCTTATTTATTTTTAAATAAAGACGATAGAATGAAATATGAAGAAAATCTAGATGAGGAGAAAAAAATGTCAATTGAAAGAAATGTTGGTGAAACTGGTAACAAATCTCTTGACTTAATGAAAAAATTGTCTCATTATTTAGA